ATAGATGGTCTGTCCTAATGGACCATATTCGTTCATCAGATCCATGATGTTAAAATCATCGTAATAATCGACATCTTTAGGAAAGTAATCTAGTCCTGTTTTGGGTTTACGGCCCACTTTAAGAACACCACCTTCCGTTTATGGTTCTTTCGCTGCATTGCAGCTTCTACATAACAATGCTAAATTATCTTCTTTGTTTAAATCTTTGTATGGAAGTCTCTTTTGTGCAAACCGAAGAACAGATACAACATGATCTATTTGTAAATGCTCTCTGCTGCCACATATACAGCATTTATTCTGATACTTTGCTTTGATATACTCTTTTACATCTTTCCTAGCGATAAAATTAGAAGATGCGTTTCTCAATGCTTTATATCGGATTTTCAGATTATCTGAATTGATATTTCTGATTGTTTGCCATCTAGGATTCCATTTTGGAAAATTCAAATCATCCATTTTTGATTTCTTCTATCTCTACTTCAACTCGTGGGTCCTCTGCATAATGCTTTTCCATATGCAGCGTTACCACCTGCGTATCATCTCTGTATGCTAATTTATTCAATGCATCCAGAATGCTTTTTGCAATGTTATCAATGTCTGGTTTCTTCGTTGGAAACATAAGGTCTTCCAACATCTGTTGTTTCTTTTTCTTGCTTGTACTCTTAACGATCGGATAATAAGCTATGATCGTTACTTTTAAAGGCTGTCCGTCATTAAAAATGATGTTGTTTGATTCCTGCCTGTAACAGCACTTGATCAAATTCTCGTATAACATAGTACCTTCTGGCGTATATGAGAATGTTCCACCTTTTTTACTACGGACAGTTCTTGCCCTGGCTTTTCCTTTCGGTGCACCAGGGACTGTAAATCTAACTGTCTCCATAACTGCTACCCGATGATCGTGATCACTTTTAACAGTTCTTCCGGTAAATTCTCTGTTAAATATTTCTTGATAGCATCTACTGCTTCATACTTCCAGAGACCACCATCAGCTTCAACAAGTTTGAATAATGGTTCTCCGTTAGAACCTTCACTGATTCGGAAGATGAATTTGCTTTCTGGCTGTTCTACTTCCAAAAATGTACGATATGGACGAAGTGTTACCGGATTCGGTACGATCACATCTTCTTTTCCTGCAATGCCTTTTGTGATCGTAGCTTTCTGGCTGACTCCATCATCTCCATAGTTGGCCACTGTTTTATTTTCTACATTTCCAGCAACTGAAAGAATCAGTTCTGTTTCATCACTCTGTTTAAAGGCAGTCTGCATGTTGATTACAAACGCTTCCTGATCATAGTAATGATCGAAATCAAAACCATTTGGATTTGTACCTACGCGGAATAATTCTTCTCGATTTCTTTCCTGTGTAAGACCAGATAGTAATCTTACTCTTGTTGGAGATTCTACGTGAATGATCATAGATTCTCTTAACTCTTCACTCTTTCCACTGATATAATCGATCAGTGAATTAAGACTTGTAGCTGTCAATGGTTCTGCAAACTCTTCTCTGTCATATCGTGACATAGATTTATCGCAATAAGTCTTTCCTGCGATTTCTACAACGTGTGGCTCTCTTGCACTGTCTGTCAGTTCTTCGATCTTTTCGATTGCTTCTCTTAAAAATGTATTATCCATTGTTATGTATCCTCCTATGCCTGTTTTGCTTTTCTTAAATCAATCACTTTGTTGCTTGGTTCGTAGATCTCTCCAGTATCCGGATCAAAAGCTTTCGGTGTTTCATCTTCTTCCTGGTCGATCACATCATCAACATTCATCTGACCAGGAATCTGGTTAAAGATTTCAACTGCTTCAACCTCTCCTGTACGAAGATCTCTGCCCATACTCAGTGCTGTTGTAGCTCCAAGTTCTGGTGCAAGACTCAGCTTTGTCTCTACTGTAGTTGCTGCAAAGTTTCTTTCATCATTTGGCCGGAAACTGATTGATACATTGATCTTTCTGACCTTCTGCGCATCAGTGTTTGGGTCCTGAATATTTTCAGTAACCTTTTCTAATGCCTTATTAAGCTGTACTGAAAGTTTCCCTCCTGCAAACTGTTCTAAGTTAATATGTTTCATCGTGTTGCTCCTTTCTTTTATTTAAAGAACTGCTGTGGTTCTTCTTTTTCTGTTTCGGTTGGAATTGGCTG